GAAGAAGAGCCCGCGCCCATCATTCTCTTTATCCAAAGGGAAAGCCCTGGAACGGAAAGGGAAAGGTCATGACCAACCGCGAATTGAAACGATTGTGCAGGATGCGGCCGGCTCGTATGGGCCAAACGTTGCAGAGTGGGCTCGGAGGATTCTCGGTGTGGAGCTCATGCCCTGGCAACGTCACGTGCTCGACGGTCAGCTCTCAGTTGACGCAGACGGTCGATGGTGCAACCCTCTCTCACTTATCAGCGTTGCGCGCCAAAACGGCAAAACCGTCGCGCTCAAAGCGTTGCTCGGATGGTGGCTGACGGAATACAGCCTGTATGCCGGGCCGCAAACGATTCTTTCGACAGCGCACCGGCTGGATTTGGCGACTGCACTGTTTCAGGATTTGGCGCCGACACTTGAAGCGAAGTTTGATGTCAAAGCGACGTGGGCTTACGGCCGTAACAGCATCAAGATTGGCGAGTCGGTGTGGCACGTCAAAGCAGCCAGGCCATCAAGCGGTCACGGTATGTCTGTTGACCTGATCATTGCTGACGAAGTATTCGGGATTGACTCTGAAACACTCGACATTGGTTTGCTGCCTACGCAACGCGCCAGACCTAATCCGCTGTGCTCAATGTGGTCTACGGCCGGCACTGAGGACAGCATCGCAATGTTGCGTTGGCGTGAGCAAGGCATCCGCGCCATCGATGAGAACAAATCGACTGGCATTTATCTTGCGGAGTATTCGCCTCCACCTGACGCTGACCCGATGAGCCCAGGCGCGTGGGAGTACGCCAACCCGGCGCTTGGCCACACGCTTGACATTCGCACCATTGAGCAGGAAGCCAAGTCACCAAACCGTGCAGGCTTTCTCCGATCTAGCGTAAACCTATGGGTGCAGTCAGAGCTTTCGTGGCTTTCGCCAGGCAAGTGGGAAGGGTGCGCTACCAAGCTGCCTCCGCTGCCTGGTGGCGTGTTAGCAGTCGAGGTAGCAGTCGACGATGGCCGGTACGTGGCGGTTCGTTGCAACGCGAACACTGCTGGGATACTGACTGCGACTGTCGCGTTCATGTGCGAAACCGTGACGCAGGTGTGGGATAACATCCGTCAACAGCTTGCATCGAATCCTGGGCTGACTGTCGCCATCACGCCGACACTTGACACGAATTGCCCTACCGATTTACAGCGTCGCCGTGTGTTGGTTGGCTATCAAGAGATTTGTCGCCACACATCGATGGTCAGATCACTTATCAATGAAGGCCGCGTAGCGCACACTGGCGAAACGATGTTAGCTGAGCACGTTGGCCGTGCTGTTGCTGTCAAGACGCCCGGGGCGATTGCGTTGAGCTCAACCAAATCATCTGGCCCTATCGAGTTGGCCCGGTGTCTCGTATGGGCTGTCGGTATGTCATCCAAGCCTCGGCCGAACGTCAACCGACCTGTCATTGCATCAAGCGCCTAGACTGACTGCACGATGGCTATTTTCTCGCTGAAGCGCGGCACACCTACCGACAACAAAGCCCACATTGGTGCGGCTGCTGGTTACGCAGGTAACAACATGGTCGGCAACTTCATGACCTACACCACAGGCTTTGACCGGCTTGCGGCCATCCAGATTCCGACCATCAGCCGCGCACGTGACTTGATCTGCTCGATGGTTGGCTGTCTAGAAATCCATCAGTACGGCAAACAGTGGATGGATGACGAGTACGAAGACATTGAGCTCCCAGACGACACCTGGTTCCATCAACCAGATCCGAACGTCACACGGAATTTCATCATGAGCTGGACTACCGATGACCTGATTTTCTACGGCCGCGCCTTTTGGGTAGTCACCAGCCGATTTGGTAACGGCTTCCCGGCCACCTTCACGTGGATTCCAGCCGCTGACGTGCAAACTCGTGACCAGGGCGGGCCACAATGGTTCGGCCCCAGCAAGCAAGTCACATTCAACGGCATCGACCTAAACCCGAATGACGTAGTGCAATTCATCAGCCCGATTCAAAGCCTGCTGTCAATGGGTGCGCGCATGATTCGCACCAACATCAACCTCGACACGAGCGCCGAGCGTTTCGCTCGCAACCAGACGCCAGCCGGTGTGCTCAAGCAAACCGAAGGCGAACCGTTGAGCGCCGAGGAGCTCAGCGAAATGGCCGCAGCGTTCGCAGTCGCTCGCAACAACAACGCCATCGCCGCGTTGAACCAGTACGTCGAATGGAAAGAGTCGTACATGGATCCCAGCAAACTGCAGCTCACTGAAGCGCGCACCTATCAAGCATTAGAAATGGCAAGACTCGCAAACATTCCGCCATACCTCGTAGGCGCACCATCCGGTTCAGGCATGACATACCAGAACGCTTTGCAAGCGCGTCAAGACCTGTACCTATTCGGGGCGAAGCCCTACATCGATTGCATTGAGCAGACGCTCAGCATGAACAACGTGACACCACGCGGCCGCTACATTTATCTTGACGTAGAGTCATACTTGGAGGAAGCACAGATGGAGCCCGACCAGGACAACGCTGCACCTGGTCGGGCACCTACAACCGAAACCGAGGATGACAATGATTCGACTAACGGCCGCTGACACATTTGTACTTGCTGAGGATGGCGAGTCACCACGCACCATTTCAGGCATCGCAGTGCCCTGGGGCGTTGAGGCCACCGTTTCGGATGGCACCCGTGTTCGTTTTGAGCGCGGCAGCCTTCCGATCACTGGCAAGAAGCCAAAGCTGCTCAAGTACCACGACTCAACCCAGCCTGTCGGTGTAGTCACCGGCCGCGTTGACAGCGAAAAAGGCATGGTATTCACGGCCCGAATCAGCGCCACATCCGAGGGCAACGACATGCTTGAGCTCATCAAAGACGAAGCCGTTGACGCTGTCAGCGTTGGCGTAGACGTGATCGATGCCCGGTATGACGACGATGGCACAATGGTCATCGCCAAAGCCAACTGGGTGGAGCTGAGCCTCGTGACTGAACCCGCCTTCAAGGGTGCTACCATTACAGATGTTGCAGCGACACAACCACCGCGAGAGGAATCACAACCAATGAACGAAAAGGTCGAAGCAACCGCCGCACTTGTCGCTGAAACGCCTGCTGCTGCACCCACCATGCTGTTTGCCGAGCCGAAGCCAGCCTTTAAGCTGCCTTCAGCATCGGAGTACATCTCCAAGTTTGTGCGCGGTGGCTCAGAGTTCGCAGAGTTCAACGCTCGCATTATGGCCGCAGCACCTGACATCACGACAGCCGACACGCCTGGCATCCTGCCAACGCCGATTGTTTCGCCTGTCTACGACGGTTTGAACGCCGTGCGCCCATTCGTGAGCGCAATCGGATCGCGCGCAATGCCCGAAGGTGGCGCCACGTTCCGTCGCCCGGTCATCACTGTTCGCCCGACCGTCACGCAACAGCCGACCGGCCAGCTCAACACGCTTGGCGCGTCAACCGTCACGGTTGCCAACAACAACGTCAACAAATTGACGTTCGGCACCTACGTGACGCTGTCGGAGCAGGACATCGACTGGACTGACCCGAACTCGTTGGGCATCGTGCTTAACCAGCTCGCCATTGCGTACGGTGAGGCCACCGACAACTACGCAATCGACACTTGCCGCAACGCAATCGTGCAAACCCAGGTATGGGATCCGCAGGTGGCCAAGGACATGATTGAAGGCGTGTACGGTGCTGCCACGCAAATTAGCGCCACCAGCAACTACCTGCCAACGCACCTGTTCGTGTCGCCAACCGTCTGGGGCTACCTGGGCGCGCTCGTTGATGACGCCAACCGTCCGGTGTTCCCATTCGTGGGCGCGCCAGGCCTCGCAGGTCAGAACGCAATGGGCAACGCTTCCGCAACATCGTGGAACGGCAACCCACTCGGCCTGAGCCTCGTCGTTGACAAGCACTGCGACGGTTCGTTCATCGGACACGCCGCAGGCCCAGCCGCAGGCTTCGAGTTCTACGAACAGCAAAAGGGCGCCATCTCGGTCGATGTACCGGCAACGCTCGGTCGCACCATCGCCTTCCGCGGCTACGCGGCTGGCTTCATGGCTGACGCGACCAAGTTCGTCAAGTTCGTCTGATTTAGCTGATTCCTTCCTCCAGGGAACACTGAACGGTGGCGACGTACACGATCACCCATAAACAGGTGGTCAGTAATGTTGCCATCGTTCAGTTGCTGGAGCCTCTCGAATTTGAAGTCGGTCAAACCATCACGATTGCTGGTGTCGGTGCCGGGTGGAACGCCACGCACAAAATCCTTGCGTTGCCCGAGTATTACTTGACGGGAGTCAGTCAGCAAGGCGATTACGAATACGACTATGCGCGCATCATCCCGAATCAGGTGCTGTTTGCGCTCACCACAGCCGACCTGGAGCGCGCAGCGGCCACAGGCACAGCCACCTATTCGGTTACGTGCACATGGATTGTCCTAGCTGATTTAGAGGACTACCTCGGCTTCACGTTCACCAATCCGAGCGCTGATCTCGATGTTGCCAACATGGCGCTTGCAGCAGCCAACGCTTTCTGCTTCCGTCGCCGCCAGGAGGCTGGCTACTGGGATTCGCCTAGCACCGTGCCAGATGGCGCAGCCAAGCTCGGCACCGTGCAATACGCGGCAATCCTTTACCGCGAGCGCGGCAGCACTGAGGCCTTCGCCAGCTTCGATCCGTTGGCCACAGGTGGCCCGGTCACAGGCAACTACGGCCAGATACTTCGCCTACTCGGAGTCGGTAAGCCGCAGGTGGCGTAATGAGCAACCTGTTCAAAGAAGGGTACGACCAGCTCGTAACGCGCCTCGGTTTGATTACCGGGCTAAAAGTGTTCAACGATCCGCGCAACATCAACGTGCCATGCGCGATTGTCGAAGCACCGAGCATCGAAATGGCCAGCAACGTTGTCGCTGACATGGAATTCCGCGTGGTAATCGTTGGTATGGGCACTGGCGACAACCGCACACTTGACCAGCTGCTCGATTTGGCTGATTTGATTCGAGCCGCGCAAATCGGCCTGAACACAGCCCGGCCAACGACTGTCAGTTACGGTGGCGCCGATTACCCTGCCTACGAGCTCGTGATACGCACCAAAGTCGCACCGTAGACCTACTAGACTGCCCACAAGGCTTGCAGCGGCCGCCAACCACAGGAGAACCGCTACATGGCTGTTGCAACGACCTACCTCGCCTCACCCACCTTCGGCATCGGTGTAAACCTTGCCGGTATCAAGGATTTGTCAGACCAGTGCAAGAGCGTGGTCATCACCAAGGCTCGTGAACAGCTTGATGCTTCCAGCTTCGGCGCAACCAGCCGCAACTATGTCGGCGGCCTCACAAACGTGACCGTCACTGCGACGCTGCTGATGGAATACAGCGCGACGCCTGGCACCTACGTCGATCTGACTTCTTTGGTCGGCACCACCGTCTATGTCGCTGTCAAGCCGACGAGCGCTGCAATTAGCGCCACCAACCCAGAGTTCCAAATCACTGGCGGCTATCTCGAATCGCTTGATGTTGTGAACGCTTCGCTCGGTGAGCTATCCGAAATTGAAATCACCATCAGTGGTGGCACACTCGTCGAAGACATTACTGCATGAAATTGACGATTCAGGTGTCTTTTAAGACACCAGCAGGACAACCGGTCAGCGAGACGGTCACCACGACCATCGCAACTGCCGCAGCGTGGGAACGCAAGTTCAAGCGCCGCGCATCCGACCTCCAGGGCGGCATCGGTATCGATGACCTGATGTTCATGGCGTGGCACGTGCTCAACGCTCAAAAGCGTGAAGGTCGCGACTATGACGCTTGGCTTCAGTCGGTTGAGGATTTCAGCGTCGTTGAGGTCGCTGGCGCAAACCCTACGGATCCGGCAGCATCAGACGCCAGTTAGCTGAGCTGCTGTTGGCTACTGGGTACTGGCCAGACGGCATCGAGTTTGATGTAGAGGATTTGGCGACGGTGTTGCTGCTCGTCAAGAAACAGCAGGAGAAACGCCGTGGCCGTTAGCGCAAGTGTTCAGGTGTACGGCATCAAAGAGGCCTTACGCGAATTAAACAAGATTGACAAAAGTTTGCGTCGTGAGATTACGCGCAATTACAAAGAAATTGTCAAGTCGGTCATTGATGACGCCAAGGCAGCCGTGCCGGCAGCGGCACCGCTGTCGGGCATGAACCGCAAATGGAAAACCAAATCGGGTTACGAAATCATTGGTGACGGTGGCTGGTCACAGGCCATTGCACAAAAGTTTCTCGTCGCCAAAATCAGTACGCGCCGCGTCAAGGAATACCAGGGCAGCAAAGTCAATGTCGGCACGTTCAGGCTTGTATGGTCAGGCATCGCCAACCAAACCTTTGACATTGCCGGCCGCAAATCAAGCAACCCATTAGCCAGAGCACTGTCTCAACGCTGGGGATCAGCATCGCGCGTCATGTGGCCTTCGTACGAGAAAAACAAATCGCAGGTCGATGAGGAGATGCTCCGCTTGTGTGAGCGCGTTATGGATGAAGTCAACCGCAACCTGGTGACCGCACCAGTCAGCCGTTCGTAGGATGTAGCAATGGCCGTAAGTATTCCCATTGTCTCCGAGTTTGACTCGAAGGGCATCACAAAGGCCATCAACGAATTCAAGAGCCTTGAAGGCGCTGGCGCTAAAGCCCAGTTTGCCCTAAGCAAAGCCGCGCTACCAGCAGCAGCCGCTATCGGCGGCCTAGCCGTAGTTATTGGCGACGCCACCAAAGCCGCCATTGAGGATGCCAAAGCCCAAGAGCTGCTGGCCCTAGCCATTGAAAAGAACACGCTGGCCGGTGAGGCCAACGTGCGTGCTGCGGAGGCCTACATCGAGGCCACCATGATGAGCGCAGCAGTCGCAGACGACGTGCTCAGGCCAGCCCTGGCGACGTTGGTGCAAACCACAGGCGATCTGCAATACAGCCAAGAGCTGCTCAACGCCTCGCTTGACATCTCGGCCGCTACCGGCACAGAGCTGAGCGCCGTTACCGATGCCGTAGCAAAGGCCTACGCAGGCAACACTAAAGCCCTAGGCAACATGGTGCCCGCCGTGCGCGGCCTGATCAAGGACGGAGCCTCGCTCGACGAGATCATGCAGGCGCTCAACGCCACGGTCGGTGGCGCAGCCGTAGTCGCAGCCAACAGCGCCGAGGGCCGCATGAAACGCCTATCGCTCACTATTGGCGAAACCAAAGAATCAATCGGCGCAGCCTTTCTGCCAATACTTGAAAAACTGCTGCCGTACTTGCAACGCTTTGCTGAGTATGCGCAAAACAACAGCGACACCATCGTCAAAGTCATGCTCGCTGTCGGCGCCCTGGCCTCAGCCATCTTGGTGCTCAATACAGCAGTCAAAGTCATTACGGCCAGCCAGATCGTGCTTAATGCGGTCATGGCCGCCAACCCGGTCGGCTTGGTCGTTGTCGCGGTCGCAGCTCTCGTAGCTGGCTTCATGGTGCTGGTCGAAAAGACCGGCAGCGTCAAAAACGCCTTTATGACTATGGGCAATTTCATCATGGGAATTTTTGAAGCAATTGCCAACAATTTCGTAGGCATGATTAATGCCATTATCAAGGCAATCAATGTGTTGCCTGGCGTCAACGTGCCAGTCGTGCCGCGTATCGATTTGCCACAATTCAACATCCCAGGCGGCAGCGCCGCAGGCGGCGGCGGCGGCGGTACCAGCGGCCCAGACCTGATTGAGCGACGTTTTGCGGCACCTGTGGTGCCTGTAATCCCAGCCCCAGCCGTAACGCTGCCCTCAGCCGGTGGCGGCGGTGGTGGTGGTGGTGGCACGGTCGGCGGTGGTGGCGGCGGCCTCGGTCGAGGCATGGTCGGCATTTTGCCAGTCGACGAAGGATTTTTTGGTGGTGGCGGTGGCGGCATCGGTGGCGGCATTGGCAACGAAATGACGCTTATGAGCGACACTGGCGGCATCAACATCACGATCAACACCGTCACGGCGCCATCTGATCTCGGTGACACCATCGTTAATGCTTTGCGTGATTACAACCGTCGCAGCGGCCCATTGCAGGTCGAGATTGCGTAATGGCTGCATCAGTCGTTCAATCAGGCACATACCTGCTGGAGCTTGATACAGGTTTTAATGTCAACGCTTTCGTACTTGATGACGCCATCAAAGGCAAATTAAACAATTCAAGTTACGGGTTAGGGCCCGGCGTCACCCAATACGCCGACATAACCGATTTTGTTACCGACATCCGTTACCGTCGCGGCCGCAAAAAAGTAGACGACCAATTCTCCGCTGGCGTGATGTCATTCACGATGAATGACGAAACAGGCATCCTTGGCCCTTACGACACCAGCAGCCCTTATTACGATCCGAACAACAACAAGCCTGGCTTGGCGCCCATGCGCAAAATCAGGCTCAGCCGCAATAGCGACTATCTGTTCGTCGGGTATGTTACGTCATACACATACAACTTCGCCTTGGCTGGATTTAACACCGTCAGCGTGACGTGTTCAGATGATTTCTATTTGCTGGCCCAAACCCAAATGGCGGCATTTAACCCCAGCGCTGAATTGAGCGGTGCGCGTGTCAGCACCGTGCTCGCATTGCCCGAAGTCGACTACACCGGCACGACCAGTATCGCTACAGGCACTGTCAACATGGGGCATGACAGCAGTTACAACGTGGCAGCTGGTACCAACACGCTCAACTACTTGAATCAAGTCAATGAGGCTGAGCAAGGCCGATTGTTTATGTCGCGTGATGGCGTATTGACGTTCCAGAACCGTATTGGAGCGACGCTCAGCGGATCGGTCATCACGTTTGCGGACGATGGCACCGCCGCCAAGTATGACGAGGTAGAGGTGGAGTTTGACGCTGATGGCGTCATCAATCGCGCCTACGTCGAGGCACTAGACGGCAAAACGGCCACCGACGAAGATTTGACTAGCCAGGCCACATACTTCATTCAGTCACGCTCAATCACCAACAGCCTGCTGCACCAGCAAGGCGAAATAGATGCGCTTGCCGCTTATCTGCTCGAAGGCGAACCAGGGCCACGATTCACGGCGCTTAGCACCCATTTTGGGCTGCTCACCGATCTACAACGCACCAACGCCGCCACCGTTGACATTGGCGACACCATCACGGTCACCAAAGACATCACAGGCCTTTCAACGCTGACCTCAGAGCTCAGCATTGAAGGCATTGAAGGCCTAATCAATGTCAATACCGGGCATCGAATCACCTATTACACAGCCCCGACCACAGTGGTATTTAACTTAATTCTTAATGACCCGGTGTACGGCCAAATGAACTCCACCAACGTATTAGGCTGATGACATGACATTCCCAGTATTCGCCTCGGGCGATGTGCTCAATGCCAGCGACATGAACGCGGTCGGCCTCTGGCTCGTCAAATCGCAAACGATTGGCACCACAGTCTCCAGCGTCACGGTGACTAGCGCGTTTAGCGCCGACTACGACAACTATTTCGTCACAATCAGCGGCGGTGCAGGCAGCCAATCAGCAGGAGTAAACCTGACAGTCGGTTCGACCGCTACTGGTTACTATTTCGGCGCAAATTGGGTTTCATACACTGGTTCGTCGGGTGTATTTAGTGGTGCTAACACGACAAGTATTCAAGAATGCTGCTACATGAGCACTAACGCAATTAATTTGCAGATGGTAATAAAGAATCCGTTTCTCGCCAAGAATACGTTTTTTAGTTGGCAAGTGAGCGGTGCAGCGACTTCAAGCGTCAACTTGAGCGTTAATGGCAACGGCTATTTAGCAGACACTACTTCGTACACGGCTTTCACACTGACACCAACAGCTGGAACGATGACCGGTGGCACCATTCGCGTTTATGGTTACCGCAACTAGGAGACATCATGAAAATCCAAATTGACGACGTCGTTCGTGAAGCAACACAAGACGAAATTGAATTGATTGAGCGTTTGCGTAAAGATTCTCGCCGACCAGAATCAACAAGCGATACGCCAGCGGAGTCGGAATGAAGTGGCAATACGTTTTAGAGGACTGGGTCAAAGGATTCGTCGCTGGCTCCGTCGCCGTGCTTATCACAAGCGGTTACGACATCGAAGGCGCACTAAAAGCCGGGCTCGCAGCCGTACTGCCTCTGATTTACGCCTGGGCAAACACTAAAGACGCGAGATACGGCCGCAAGTGAGCCGCGAAGTCAGGCCGGTACGCCTCCCGGCTGATTTAGCCAACGTCAACCCAGGCGAAATACCTGCATACCTGCTGCGTTCAATACGGCCCTACGGTCGGCTGCACTGGCTCGCCGCACAGGCGTGGGAAGCAATGCGTCGCCAAGCTCACGCTGATGGCATCAGGCCGTTCAAACCGACCAGCCATGGCGACACATACCGCGATCTAGCAACACAGGAACGCGGCTTTCTCGCTCGATACACCACAGCGCCCATTGCCAACAGCACATCCATACGCACGTGGAAGGGCCAACGCTGGTACCTAAAGCCTGGGCTGGCTCCTATGGCCGTACCGGGCACAAGCACACACAACCTCGGCCTTGCTGTCGACGTGTCAGAGGCATCAGGCGAGCGCCTGCAATGGATGGAAGCCAACTGCCTGACGTTCGGATTCAGCTGGGAATTCAGGTCTGGTGCCGAACCGTGGCACATCCGCTATTTCAAGGCAGAATCAATACCACCCAGGGTGCAGCGCTGGCTGGACACCCATGCAAACTGAAATCACCGTCGCCCTCATCTCAGCCGTTGCGCTGATAGTCGCTGGCGTACCGGCTGCCCTAGTCGAGCGAGCCCGACGAGAAAACGCCGACGATCACGCATACGTGCGCAAGATACTGACTAGGGTGGAAAACAAGCTAGACAACCACCTGGAGGATCACATCAATGGCTTTACGCGACGAAATAACTCAGAAGCAGAACAAAATCGGTGACCTGGTCACCTGGGTCAATAAACAGAAAAACCGCAAGGAATGGGTCGACATCATCCTTGACGAATCATTCAGCAACCAGGCCGTAGCCGCATTGCTAAACAAACACGGTTTCAAGACCGATTGGAATGTCGTCTACCGCTACAGGATGCGTCATGGCTCTAAGTGACGAGCTGGGCGAGCTGCAAACAATTGATCAGCTGCGTCAAGCACTGAAGCGTTCCAATGAGCTGAACATCAAACTGAAGCACAAGACCGGCGAACTTGTCGCCGCTGTGTATCAGGCCGCTAAGGATGCCGGGCTGGCTACGCCGCCAGTCAAGGTCAAGGCACCTGCAAAAGATACGCGCAAAGGCAAAGCCGAAGTTGCGTTAATTCATTGCACCGACTGGCAGCTTGGCAAAAAGACCGTCAGCTACGGCAAAGAAACGTGCGCACAACGCATCGAGCGTTTCATTGACAAAAGCATTGCCATTACCGACATTCAGCGCAAACATCACCCGGTACGCGAGGCAGTGCTGTTTCTCGGTGGCGACATGGTCGAGGGCCTAGGCATTTTCCCCGGTCAAGCGTGGGAAGTTGACGCTCTGCTTTACGAGCAACTGTTCAACACGTCGCACATCATCAGCCAAACCATCACGACGCTGGCCTCCAACTTCGAGTCAGTGCGCGTTGTGTGCGAATACGGCAACCACGGCCGCATCGGCCGCAAAGGCGAAATGCCAGCCGGCGACAACATTGACCGCATCGCATACGAGATTGCGCGCAACAAAGTCGGCCACCTGGTCAAGGATTGGCAGTCATCAGATGCCTGGTATCAGATCACCAAAATCGGCAACTACAAGGCGCTACTCGTGCACGGCGATGAAATCAAGAGCTTTGGTGGCAACACACCAGCGTTCGGCATCCTGCGCAAAGTCAACGCATGGGCCGGTGGCGTCATCGAGGACTTCCACGACTGCTACATGGGCCACTGGCACACACCCATGAGCCTCACCATGAGCAACGGCGGCCGCATCTTCGTGACCGGGTCGCCCGAGTCTCACAACGAATACGCGCGCGAATTTGTGGCAGCAACAGGCATACCCAGCCAACGCCTGCACTTCATTGATCCAGACAAGGGCCGGGTGGCGGCGGAGTACGTGGTATGGCTCGACTAGAGCACCCACTCGTGCTGGTCACCTGGCATGACGCCCACACCATTGACAACGACGAATGGCACGAGCTGGCCGACCTAACCGACGAGCCTTGCGTAGTGCAGTCAGTGGGCTGGCTGTTATCCAAGCGCAACGCCAAGCACCTGATACTGGCCCAAAGCCTGACTGATGACAAGGGGGTAGACAACGTGCTATTCATCCCGGCACGGATGGTGCGAAAAGTGGTAAGACTGCAAATCCCCCACAAGCGCCGAAAGGTGCGCTAAGGTGAAATCAGCCGTTGGAGGCGGCCAATAATGACCACACTCATCACCTATGAAATACTGACCGGATTGTGTCAGGAAACTGGGCAACAGTTTCATCTCGTAGTATTCCGTGACCAGGAAGGTGCCGTACTGAAGGCCCAACTGCGTTACCGATTCAACGCAGACGACGACTGGAGCGAACCATCAAAGCTCACCCACCAGCCACCCATCGACCCACTACATCCGAGCGTCGCATGAATCCCATCGTCACGATTCTTGCCTCGGCACTCTTTACCGGCGCGGTAGGAGTGATGGTCACGCAGGATCCAGAAGTGGATACCTGGGGCCTCGTGTCGGCCTCCACCGCTTACTCCCCGGTGGAGGCTGGCACGCCACCAGATGCAATAGGAAGCGATTACAGCCCCGAAAGCACGCAGGTGCAGTATCAGGGCCCAGGATGCCAAGAATGGGCTGATACAGCCCTTCGCGGCGGCTTTCAGCCCCATGACCTGAGCACCGCCCTTCAGGTCATGGAGCTGGAGTCGGGCTGTTTGCCAGGCGCCATCGGCGACAACGGCCAGTCATTCGGCCTAATGCAAATCAACGACTACTGGTGCACGCCCAACCAATACTGGCCGCGCGGCTACCTGCAAACCCAAGCCATCCTTGATGACTGCGCAGAACTGCTCGACCCACTGACAAACTTGTGGGCTGCATGGCACATTTCAAGCCGGCACGGCTGGCAGAACTGGACAACTTATGCGCGTATTTCTCAATGACCTGATTTTCGGTGTCATCGTGATCGGCTACCTTGTGGCAACCATGATTTACCTTGTCGTCACCCACGAGAGGAAAAAGCAGCGTGACAACTAGACCCGATCCAGGTGACGCGGCATACGTCGCCTGGCAGCTCACCAAAGATGGCGAGCGCATGAAGCAGTACGGTCATCCTTGGAATGATTACACCATGGTGCGTCGACTGTTCAGCACGTTGACCAATTACAAGCACAATCTGACTGTGCAAGAGGCCGCGCTATTCATGGTGTGCGTCAAACTGGCCCGACTCATGAAATCGCTCGACGTGGAAAAGATGCACGAGGATTCGCTCATCGACGCCATCGGTTACCTGAACTGCCTGCACATGATTGACGCCAAAGACCAGCTCAAAGATGCGCCCAAGCACATCATTGGCGACATGGTCGTGGAATGGGAACGATGACGAGCCCACAGAAACGCAAAGGCCACGCAGCCGAGCTCGCAGTCGTCAAATGGCTACGCGCACACGGCATCATGGCCGACCGTATCCAAGCAGGTACACACGCAGACAAAGGCGACGTGACCGGGTGGCCTGGCGTTGTCATCGAGGTCAAAGACCGCAAAGCACACTCATGGCACGGCTATTTTGAGCAACTACGCACACAAGTCGTCAACGCCAACGCCTACACAGGCGTCATCATCGCAAAGCGCCCGGGGCTCACTGACGTGGGCGAATGGATGGCTGTAATGCCGGTCAAAGAATGGTTTGAACTAATGCAACTACTGGAGGACACAAACAAATGAGCTTCAATTTAGACAACTACGTAGACGTACCAACACGCCTACGCATGGCCCTCGACAAGTACCCCGATCTACGCATCCAAGAATCACAGCCCACATTCCGTGAGGTCAACACCAAGCTCTACATAGAGATTTGCTGCACCGTGTGGCGCGACAAAGACGACCCGAAACCAGTCATCGCATACTGCTGGGAGCCGTTTCCAGGCACCACGCCCTACACACGCGACAGCGAGCAAATGAACGCCAGCACATCAGCACTTGGCCGCGCCTTGGGCATGATGGGCTTCGGCATTGAGCACAAGATGGCCAGCAAACAGGAAGTGCTCGCACGCCAACAGGAAGTGCCGACCGTGACTGAAGTACCGGCCGTGTATGACAACGGCGACCCGGTGCCTGATCCGTTCACCGACAAGCAGCAAACCACGAACGTAGTGCAATTCAAGAATCCCAAAGGCAAAGCCTCCGACAAGCAGATTGGCATGATTCGAGCCTTGGCACGAGGCAAAGGCTTCGGCGCAGGCAAACCCACGCTCGATGGCATCATTGCCATCATCGGACGAGAAATCAAGCTCTACGACGAACTCACAAAGGCCGACGCCTCAAAGGTGATTGACGCCTGGAAGTAGCCATACAACAACTTCAGTAGCCAGTCTCACTGGTGTGCTCAGGCCACGCGACCTGACGTAGGTGCAAATCCTCGGTGACTCATCATCATCAGTTAGCCCATTAGAAGGGCGTGTCAGCCCATGCAAACAGATTCATTGCGTGGCAAGTGTGAACCGTGCTTAACCAACGGTCGGGTGGCGCCCGGGATAGCTCTGCCTAAGTAGTCTGGTGACCTAATGAAAATCAAATGCAGCTATGAAACAGTGCAATACCTGGGCGACTGCTCGAAGTGCAGCGAACCAAACCTTGCACACAAATACGGTGACAGCATCATCGACGGTGAACCTGTCTGCGCGCGTTGCGCACACAGCTTGAAAGCAACTGAGCGGAGCGAAGGCGCTAGGCCAAGCGAAGCGCGGCAGTAAAACCCCATGCCATCTAAGAACAGACGCCCACGACAAACAGGCGAGTACCACAAAAACAGGCGCACCATCCTGGCCGACAAACCCCGGTGCCACTGGTGCAAGAAACGACAAGCAACCGAAGCTGATCATCTGATTGAAATTGACAGAGGTGGCAGCAACGCCCTCGACAACCTCGTGCCTGCGTGTAAGCAATGCAACGGTCGACGCGGCGCCAATTACAAAGCAGCAAAGCAACGTGCCAAGATGGCCGCACGCCCAGGCGCAAAGCCAGCTGCACCCCGACAGCGACAAAAGCCGAAACGCAATCAAAATTTTTTGGATCAACATCAGCAACTGCCCCCGCGCCCATCTCTC